ACGCTATGAAAAATACGATTATGTGATGATTGTATGTCGTAACGAGATAGACCATCTGAATCTGACCCGTGCTCTTGGAATTGACGACAAGAAAGTTCTTGTATCCAGAAACGCCACCAGAGAGCGTAAGATTAAAGCACGTGCCGTATGGTACGATGATATAAAAGCCCAGATTATGCCTAAAAAAGAAAAAGAACAATGAAAAATTTCAATGTACTGCTTACGTGCTGCTCCATCCACGTAAAAGAAATGATAGATTGTTTGAAAAACAATGAAGACGGAGTTGATATAAAAGTATATGTCGCAAATTCCGTTGCGGCCAACCTCCCGCCTGCTGAACTGTCAGACGGTAATTTTGTGGTTCCGCCCATTTCTGCTCCAAATTATGTTGAAACACTCATATCCTTATGCAAGGAATATGATGTTTCAATCATCATGCCTACAGCGACATTGGAGTTGGAAATAATGGCTCGCGCTAAAGATAAGTTTGAGCAAAACGGTATTCTTGTATCTGTTTCTTCTATTGACAGTCTTCTGGTTGCCAACAATAAGATTGCTCTTTATAGTTGTTATGCCGGCTTAATGCCCAAACAGATCATTCCTGAGAGTGTTTCCGATGTGGATGCTTTCGCCTCTATGTTCAAGTACAAAAACAGCTCTATCTGTTGTAAAGTGGACAATCTGTGCGGCGGTAAAGGCTTCGCCGTTGTGGATGACAAGAAGTGCAATGATACCTCTCTATTCAACAAGTTCGGAGAAAACAGATACATATCCTTGCTTGATTTGAAATCCATCGTTGACAATGGTAAAAATAAGGTTATCCTTCAGCAGAGAATCGAAGGACTGGATTACACCGTTAGTGCGCTTGCAGACAAAGGAGTAGTTACTCATATCTGCGGTTATGTCGGCTACATGATGGCTTTCGGCTCCATTATGTATGGAGAAATCCAGTCCAACGACATGGCGTATGATATTGTCAGCAAGATTGTGAGAGAACTTGAACTTGATGGTAATGTGGCTTTTGACTTCATTCTGAAGAAGAGCGGCAAGGTGGTACTGCTTGAAATAAACCCGCGTATCAATGCCTCTCTCCCGTTTGTACGTCATGCAGGTTGCAATATGGTTTATTTGCGATGCAAACAATTACTTGGTTATGAAATTCCATCCACATATGAACTAAATTATGGATTAAAGATGAAAAAGTTCTATGACACCCGGTATTACGTTTAACATATACGTCATGTCATATCAGCGACCTCATAAAATAATGACTAAGAATTGCCTTGAATACTGTACTTATGTCGTTAGGGAAGAAGAAGCTGATGCTTATAGAAATGCCGGCATAGATGATATGCTTGTCATTCCTAAGGATGCCACGCTTGAATGTGGCGGCAAGGTACATAGTTTCATGTCAACGCTATATTGGATAATTGAAAACACACCGGAGGATGTGATATTTGTTGCCGATGATGATATAAAGCGTTTCTGTTATCGACTTGACAATTATACTGCCATCACAGCAGAAAACTACCCTGACTGGAAAGAACGCACATGTGATGAAATACTCCGTATCGGCCAGCTACTTTACGATTTAAATCTTGGGCTTGCTTTTGATAATCCACAAATGGCTTTGTATGTGTATGACAAGGAATTTTGTTTTAAGGGAATGCCCGGTCATGTAAGATGGATAAACAAGAAAGCACTCAAGGCCAGATATGATCTGAAAGACCCGGCGATATCCGATGTTGATATGATGTTACAGGAACTGCTTATGAACAGAGTTGTACTCCTGCCTAAATATTTTCACAGCTACGGTATCCAAGCTTCCAATGAAGGAGGAACCACCATTGATTCCAGAAAGAACTACGAATATAGATGTGCAATGAAAAATAAATGGGGAAAGTATTATGAATTTGACTTTAGAAAAAATACAGCAAAGATTAATGTCAAGCGATGATTTGAAAACACCTCTATACATTGCAGACAAAAATGACTTCAAACGGAATATCACCGATTTTGTAGCCGCTTTCAGAAAATACTACCCAAACTATAATATCGGGTACAGTTTCAAGACGAATTACTGCAAAGAATTCATCAATGTGGTAAAAGAAATTGGTGGATATGCAGAAGTTGTTTCTCCCAAAGAGTATCAGCTTGCACGGAACTATGGATTTGATGACAGCCGGATTATATACAATGGAGTTATCCCTGATTTGGGCAATAAGATACGATGTGCTAATCATGGTGGAATAGTGAACGTTGATAATGTAGGTGAGCTTGGTTCACTTATCGGAATATACACCTCACCGCTTGCAATTGGAGTGCGTCTAAATTTTGATATTGGGAATGGCATAGTTTCAAGATTTGGAATTGATGTTGATAGCAAAAGTTATCAAGAAATCATAGAACTACAACGAAGAGGATTGATAAAAGTCAAATGTGTTCATTGTCATATTTCTTATGCTCGTGGACTGTCGTATTTCAAGAAGCGTGCCGAAATGATGGCTCGATATGCAAAAGAACTTAGAGCCAATATAGTTGATATTGGCGGCAACATGTTCGGTCGCATGGATGACAGTTTAAAAGCTCAATATGGAGAATATATACCATTGTATGAGGAGTATGCCAAAACTATTGGTGAAGTCTTTGCAAGAGAGTTCCCTGATGGAGAAGTGCAGCTTATCACCGAGAATGGCACACCGATAGTTTCCACTTCCATGTCTCTACTTGCAACCATTATCGGCAAGAAAGTTATCAGAGGAAAAACAATGCTCGTTGTGGATTGCAAGCGTGATGATGTCGGTTTTGTCTGCCATACGAAAAATCCACCTTGCAATGTGCTTTCAAACGATAGCGATTACGTCGAACACGCTACCATTTACGGATGTACCTGTATTGAGAATGATATTATCCATCGTGATTATTCCGGTCCAACTAATATTGGTGATAAGATTCTTATTTCTAATGTTGGAGCTTATGGTTGTAATGTTGCCAATGACTTTATAACACATAAACCAAAATGTATTTGCATTGATGATATATAAGCCGTTAATCATTGTTTAACTCATTGTTAATCAGATATTTAAATTTTAATATCTCACTATAAATCAGTATCTTAGCATTATAAAAGAAAAGCAAAGTAATAATTTAAAATAAGAGATAGACAATGAAAGCAACAAAGTACATTAATTCAAAAGGTTTGCCAAAAGGTGCATTTATTTACAAAATAAAGAAAGATGGAACGAAATCTGCTCGCCCTACATTTCATCAGTTTTGTGGAACTGAAAAAACGGCAGAGGAAATGATAGCAAGATTGATTAAATTGAATCCAAATTCAAAATTTGAAATCGCATAATAGATTGAGATATGGCAAATGCACTATACACAAAAAACGGTCACAATATGTTTGAGGTTTCATCCCTCATTCAGAAGGCAATACGCAGGAGCAACAAAGACTATGCCTGCTATGCTGCTAACGAGTTGGCACCACGATTTAGAAAATATCTGTGGAAGCGATTACTCTGTGTTTCAGCAGAGGATTGTTATGACCTTGTTACGAATAAGATTGTAGCACTCAAACAGGCTGATGACGCACAAAGCTGGCAGGACAAATCACCTCTATTCATTGAAAAGGCTCTCGGCATTCTTCTTGCCACAAGAAAGAATCGTGATGCTGATTATTTCGCCTGTAACCTGCTTAATTCAAGAGACAGGATAGAATTGCCAAAGGATGAATATGTCGGAAGTAATGCCGGATGTTACACCAAAAATGGGCATGACATGTTTTTAGTTGCCGGATTATTGGAACGTGCCATAATCGGCAAAGACGATATCAGAGCCGGTTATCTGGCCAATGAGTTAATGGTAAGGTATCGGGAGTTCCTTTGGAAACGGCTTATTATGATAGCAGGTAATCTCAACTATCAGGCTATTACCACTGAAATTGTCGCATTGAAGAAAGCAGACGATATGCAACCCGGTAGTTCACCTAAATCATCCATTTTCGTAGCAAAGGCTGTTACCGTACTTCTGAAAGTTGTAAAATACGGATATTGCGGTTTCTATGCAAATGATTTCCCTTATCCTGTCACATGTTTGAAAGACTATGACAACAGATACATGTCAATACCTGATTATGTATTTGACTGCCATACCCATAAAGGGAAGCAAAGAGGAAAGACCAAAAAAGAATTTATCATTGCCGAACAATCCGCATTAACCCCTTACAAAGAAGGTGAATACGACCAATGTGGTTGGGACAGATTTTTCTATCTGGAGAAGAACGGATTCTATGACAAGGATCATATAACTCCGAGGCCGGATGAGAAAAAAATGAAAGAGATTGAGGACGGATGCGTACAGCAGTCCTTGTTTGATTGAATGTTTTAATTGATAACTAGTGTATATCCGATGCGTCTTTGGTGAAAAGCCGAAGACGTATCGGCATGTAAAGTTATAAAATTATGGGAAAGAAGGAAAGACAAGAATTGTTTTTGAAACATTTCCGTGAAAGTCATGGAATTGTTTCGTATGCCTGCCAGAAAGTAGGTATAACGAGAGCCTGTTATTACAAATGGCGGGACAGTGACCTTAAGTTCAAGGAACGTGCTGAGGAAGTAGAAGAAGAAACCATTGATGTAATCGAATCTAAATTGCTTTCCGCAATCAATAATGATGATTTAACTGCGATAATCTTTTATCTGAAAACAAAGGGTAAGAAACGTGGTTATGTTGAGCGTGTCGAGCAGGATGTCAATGTCAATCCATTCGAAAGTTTGATAAAAGAATTGCCGGACAAAATAGAAGAATAATGGATCTGAGCGATAAGGCAGCCTTGTATATACAGGCGTGGAGAGACGATTGGTGCAAGTTCTGTTCCGATGTGCTGAAAGCGCGTTTGGATAAAGAACAGCAGGATATTATTCACTCGGTTCAATACAACCGAATGACCGCTGTAGCCTCCGGAACTGCCCGTGGCAAGGATTTCTGTGCCGCTTGTGCCGCTATGTGCTTTATGTATCTTACTCCACGCTGGGTTAACGGAAGATTGGTAAAGAATACCAAAATTGCAATGACAGCTCCGTCCGGTCGCCAAGTAAAAGATATTATGATACCGGAAGTTTCCAGGCTATTCCGGAATGCTGGTTTCCTGCCTGGACGTTTATTGTCTTCAGGAATCAGAACCAACTACGAAGAATGGTTTCTAACGGGGTTCAAGAGTTCTGATGACAATATGGAAGCATGGTCTGGATTCCATGCCGTAAACACATTGTTTGTTGTTACGGAAGCCTCCGGTATATCAGAAGTTATCTACAATGCCATCGAAGGTAATTTGCAGGGAAATTCCCGTTTGCTAATAGTGTTCAACCCTAACGTGACCACAGGATATGCTGCACGTGCCATGAAGTCTGACCGTTTTGCCAAATTCAGGTTAAGTTCCCTTAATGCTGAGAATGTTGTAAGCAAGAAAATAGTTATTCCTGGTCAAGTTGATTATGAATGGGTGAAAGACAAAGTGGAAAACTGGTGCTCACCTATCCAGCAAGCTGACTTCAACGAAGGTGAAGGGGACTTCAAATGGGAAGACGGTCTATATCGGCCGAATGACTTGTTCCGTGTGAAAGTGCTCGGTATGTTCCCTAAAGTGGCGGAAGATGTGCTTATCCCCTACGAATGGATTGAAATCGCCAACGAGAATTGGAGGAAACTGCAAGAAGATGATTTTGTTCCAAAGAAAAGCTGCAAGATTGGTGTCGATGTTGCCGGCATGGGACGTGATGACAGTGTGCTGTGTCTAAGATATGGCAACTATGTCAGTGAGTTTGAAGCGCACCAGTCTGCTGGAACAGCAGACCACATGCACGTAGCCGGAATGATAACCAGATATCTTGACAAGAAGGGTGCGAAAGCATTTATTGATACTATCGGCGAAGGAGCAGGAGTGTTATCTCGGTTGCAGGAACTTGGGTACCAAAATGTGTATTCTTGTAAGTTCTCCGAGAGCGCACGTGGGCTGCATGATATAACAGGCGAATACACCTTCGCCAACATGAGGGCTTATCTGTTTTGGGCGGTACGTGACTGGCTTAATCCCAAAAATGGGTTTGGTGCCGCTCTCCCACCCTGTGATAAACTTATGGAAGAAGCAACGGAAACACATTGGGGATTTATGAGTAATGGCAGTATCATCATAGAAAAGAAAGAGGAGATTAAAAAACGTATCAAACGTTCTCCTGACTGGTTCGATTCCCTCGCCAATACATTCTTTCCGTGGGATTACTTGGCTGTCAGTGATGAAGATATTCTACGAAATATGTTGTAAGTTGCATAAATTGAAATACAGGAATTATGAAACAGCAAGATTTAAACCGTATGGCAATATTCTTAGGGCATAAATTGCCCATTCCGCAGGAAGAACATATTGCCGATACTATCAATAAGATAGAAGCGATATTGCAGAAAAAGAAAATAAACAAGTTTGTTAATGCTTCTGCCAAAGAAGGATATACTAAAGCATTGGAGATTCTTAAAAATAACGATGTCACTTTTAATAGATATGATGAACTAAAAACCATTCAGTCAAAATCTATTGCTGCCATCACCGTAGATTATTTGAGAGGAGAATGTGCACAAGAAATCCTTTGCAATATTCCTCTGAAATATAATCATTTTATTTGTTTTTCAAATAAAATGATTATATTTGCGACATAGCATTTGGTGCTAACGTGCTCCTTCACGTTACCGGGTAGTGCGTATTGTATTATCCGGTTTCTTTTTGGAGCAGTATTATGTGTAACTAACCACCGTATGAAGGAGTACGGAACTACATTATGAACACAATTAAAATTTTTGAGAATGAGCAATTCGGAAAGGTAAGAATTGCAATGAGTGAGAATAACGAACCTTTCTTTTGCTTAGCAGATGTATGCCAGATTTTGGATTTGATTCCCAGTAAGGTAGCGCAAAGATTAGATAAGGATGTACTTTCAAAGTATCCCCTTGAAACAGCCGGTGGAATCCAACAGGCAAATTTTGTTGATGAGGATGGTTTGTATGATACAATATTGGATAGTCGTAAGCCTGAAGCTAAAAAGTTCCGCAAATGGGTAACAAGCGAAGTGTTGCCATGTATCCGTAAGACAGGTGGCTACATCGCTACCAAAATGGACGACACTCCAGAAGAAATCATGGCACGTGCGCTTATTGTGGCACAAGAAACACTGAAACGAAAAGAACAGCGTCTTATAGAGGCTGAGCGGAAGATCCAAAAAGATGCTCCTAAAGTCCTTTTTGCTGATGCTGTCTCAACTTCACATCGCTCTTGTTTAATTGCTGAACTGGCTAAAATATTACAACAAAATGGGGTGAATATCGGTCAGAACCGTTTGTTTAGCTGGATGCGCGAGAATGGTTATCTTTGTCAAAAGGGTGACTACTACAATCAGCCGACGCAGAAATCTATGAAATTGGGACTTTTTGAGCTGAAGCAAACCACCATCAACAAGCCGGATGGTACCATGCTTGTCACGACCACGACCAAAGTAACCGGCAAAGGACAAGTACATTTCGTGAATAAATTCCTATCCAAATAAAAAACAAGCGGTGCGAAGCTGCACCACACAACAGTATAACAATGGACGAAATTACCACAATCCTTGACAGTACAAGACCTGTTTCTGACATTATCAGTGATTTGAAAGAAAAATCAGTGGATGTGCCGGAATGGAGCAAGTCGCTGAAAGATTACGATCCTTCCAGACATAAAATTGTAACTGATAAATTTTCTCGTAAAGACAAAATAAAATCTGATGGAAGAGTCGAGCCGGCTTCGCGTATTCATCTTGGCCTGGAGAAACTACTTGTGAAACGTATTACGGAATTCGCTTTCGCTATTCCCGTCAGACGTGTCTACCATAATACGGAAGAAAATGAAAAACGTCAGCAGATAACCAAAGCTATTGAAGCAATCTATAAATATGCCCGTATAGATTCTGAAAACATCAGACGTGGCAATGCCTATTTTGCATCCTGTGAAATTTTCACCATCTGGTATGTGGTAGAGAGACCCAACACACTATACGGATTCAACAGCAAGTATAAGCTGAAATGCAAGACATACTCGCCGATGGACGGGGTTAGATTATATCCCTTGTTTGACGAGTGGGGAGACATGATCGCCATGTCCTTCGAATATAAGAAGAAGATAAAGGATAAGGAGGTCCCTTTCTTTGAGACATATACCGCTGACCGTCATTACAAGTGGAAACAACAGGGGGAAGCCAGCTGGATTGCTGTTACAGATCCCGAAAGGATTATCCTCAAAAAGATTCCCGGAGCTTATGCATACCGCCCCGCTCCTATTTTTCATGGACTAGAGCATATCCGTGAGGAAATTGAATACACGCTCTCCCGTAACTCAGACGTGATAGCCTACAATTCCGCACCCTTACTGAAAGTGACAGGCGAACTTGTCGGTGACGAGGACAAGGGAGAGGCCCGCAGATTGTTCCGTCTAAAGAATGGCGGTGACATAGCTTATGTTTCATGGACCCAGGCCATAGAAGCCCTGAAATATCATGTGGATACATTGCTCAAGCTTTTCTTCATGCAGGCCCAGATGCCAGACCTATCTTTCGAAAACATGAAAAGTCTTGGTAACATAGGTTTTGATGCCAGACAAATGATATTGTCTGACGCCCATCTGAAAATCGGGGATGAGTCAGGTGCCTGGATAGAGTTCTTTGAACGGGAGTGTAATGTCATCAAAGAATTTCTGAAAATGATGAATACTTCATGGGCTGATGAGATTGACAATATAGAAGTTGAGCATGTCATTACTCCGTTTATTCAGAATGATGAGGACGCGCTGATTAACAGATGTATGAAAGGGAATGGAGGCAAAGCGATATTCAGCCAGCTTGAATCCATCGAAATGGCAGGTTACTCCAATGATCCCAAAGGAACATTAAACCAGATTCAAAAAGAAGACAAAGCGGACCGACAGGCAAGGATGAACAACTTGTTTGAAGGTGCCGAATAGTAAATAACAAATATGGGAAATATGAAAAATATTGTATTTAAAGAACAAGAAGGCGTATTTGTCGCAGATTTCGCCTCTGAAGGCAATTGTGTAATTCAAATAGACAACGGAAATGTTGAACCGCTAAAAATCTACCGGCACATGCCTGAAATGGAACCAAGTGCCTATGATGCGATTCCACTTCACGATCCCTATCAGCGGGTAATCGACCTTTGTGTACCTGCCGGGATGATGATTCGCATTGTCAGTACTACCGCTGTTACTGCCGCTAAAATGATTGTATTACCTCAAGCGAGTGGTAATGGCTCATCCGTAACCGGGGCAACCGCCAGCGTTGATGCGAATGTAGGTACACCTTCTGTGGATGTAACAATGAAAGAAGGCAAGCTGAATTTTGCTTTTAAGAACCTCAAAGGGCAGAAAGGAGAACAAGGTGCTGCTGGAGCGAAAGGAGACAAAGGCGATACCGGTGCAAAAATCAAATCAATAGCTTTGACTATCAAAGGTACAGTCATTACCGGCACAGCGACTCTAACCGATGACAGCACTGCCTCTATTACCGGTACATATACTCCTGGAGAATAATTAAATTACTACAGATATATGAAAAAGTATATTGGAACAAAACAGATTGAGGCAGAACCTATGACATTGGGTGAAGCTTGCAGTAAAGGCTTAGTAAAAAGTGAAATAGAAAAGAATGAGTCTTATAAACTGGGATATCACACTCGTACTGAATATGGCTATGAAAGTTGGTCACCCAAAAAACTGTTTGAAGAATCATATCGAGAAGTCAAGGAAGAAACTCCTATCTGTTTCGGTGATGCTATAGACGTTTTGAAACAAGGTGGCGTTATCCGTAGAAAGGGCTGGAACGGGAAAGGATTAATGGTATTCAAACAGGTTCCAGCTCATATAGAGAGTGATGTTATTCCCAAGATGCAATCTCTTCCGCAATCAGCAAAAGACCTTATTCTGAAAGGCAAAGGTTTCATTGACTATACGAGTCAATGCCTTATTTACAACGAGAACACCGGGCGTGCTGATTCATGGGTTCCGTCTATTAGCGATGTGTTTGCCGATGATTGGGAGATTGTTCAATAGCCTATCTGCCACGTGTAGAAAATGTAACGGGTGCGTTGGATGTCTGTAACGTTGGCGCACCTTGCTAAATAAGTAAATAACATGAAAGTACCAATAGATAATATGACTTTCGCTGAAAGTGAATACCACAGAGGCAATAAGATATGGAATGCTCAAACACTTTATAATTTCGCGAAAGCAAAGGAATACCCTGTACGTGATATGCCATTGTGGAATATAGACCTGACTGTTGAACCATTTGAGTGCAGTCAGCTTCATAGCTTCATCTTTCAATGCAAACGTGTTCGTGATTGTTCTTTAAACCACCCTATAATATTGGATGAAGTAGGACAAATAGCAGACGGATACCATAGATTATGCAAAGCTATCTTGGAAGGTAGAAAAACGATTAAGGCTATCAGGCTGCTGGAAATGCCGGCACCTGATAGAATTGAAGAATAACGCCATGTCAAAAAAGATGATACCCTCTAACATATCCTCATACCATTGCAAGGATTGTGTGCATTCGTATGACCGACATGAGAAGAACTTGAGAGGTGAGTTCTTCATGTGCCGTTGTCCATTTTTCACTTCCAGCCGCTTTCTTAACCGTGACGTATGTGACAAGTTCAAGAAAAAAGTGAGCTAATCTTAAAAACAGAACAATCTTTTTTGTCTTACCCCCCATGTTTTTTCTACCCACTCCAAAAAATAGCTTAAAAACAGAATAGTATGGCAAAACCAAACATTCCAAATCAGAAGAAGAAATATCAGGAACTCAACAG